CCTCAATCTTCCAGCATGGAAGCCAGTTTTAACGATTTTAAAAGTATAAATCAGTGAACCTCTCCATAATCCAAAACAATTTGAAACAAAACCAACAGGTAAAGCAGAAACGCCATCTGTACTTGGTATGTCCCTAAATTTATAAGGAGAAACTGGATCAATCCACAAAATTTGATCAGTAGTTGTTTGACTTGTAGTCCAATCAAAAGAATCCCAATAAGATGGGATTTTAAAAATAGAACTTAATGCCATTTCATCTAAATCGGAACCACCAATACCCGAAGGAGTGTCTATCTCATTATCAGCAGATAAAGCCATTTTATGACTTGAATCTTTCCCGTTATAATTAGACATACAATTGGTAGTTCGAAGTTTGACATCCATAGCCATTGTTGGTTTAGACCATCCAAAAAGTTTGCAAATTGAAGCAGCTCCATTTGCAATCCATTCAGGAATGGCCATATACTTCCCAATGACAGGAATATCAGAAGCAGTATGTAAAGTTTCAGCAACCTTTCCCAAAGTATTTGAAATTACACCTGTTTGTTTTATCTCTTTTGCTTCTCCACGCACTTGAGCAACATGACGCCTAAAAGCAGGAGTAAAATGCGTTGATGCGCTAGTTGGAAACACCAACTGAGGATTAATAAATCTTGCCCATATTATAACTTCACAATTTTGTGATTCTGAAGTTGCAGAAACTAAAGGGCTATAAATAAAAAGATTTATTTTCCCCATTGTACCTTCATTTGTAACCAAATTAAAGTACAATTGTGGAGAAACGTAAGGGATAATAAAAGTAGCTTGAGCAATTCTAGATTGCGGATTTGATCCACCACAAATATCAATATCAACACCAGGTGATGATACTCGCGTAGTTAAAGTTGTGCCTAAAGCAGATTCTTTTTCCGCAAGATATTTAGCATATGGAACATATTGCAATCTTAAACGCCCTTGCTGAAATTTTTGTGCATTAACTTGCACAGTCACCTCAACATTAGCTCTTAATCCCACAAAACCACGCACTTTTTCATTGTACATGGGATCAGTCAAAAGAGCATCTGGAAAAGATGTCGAAAAGATAACCGTATTGGCTACTTGACTATTTGTCATTTGACCAGACCAAATTCGTATTGGCCTTTCGAGAAATGTTGAAATAGTATGTATTTTGTCATTGGCAATGCCCATTTGCAAATAAGATTGAGGTAAATCAACCATTTTTGCTAAAGCATCATCAGTAACAGTTTGTCCTTGATTCTGAAAAGTTAAAATTTCCTTAACATCTTCATATCGAGAATCGTTATCGTTTGTTACATTTGAACCTGTAACATTGGTTTCGTTTTCGTTTGAAGTAGCAAGTGATATTTTAAAATAGATAACCCACTTAAAATATCTATTCGAGTGATGGTTCCTGGATTTCAAGAGGGCTGCTCTCAGGGCATCCTGGAAGTAAGACTAAATAGTCCACCCCAATAGTATGATAGCAATACACATTTAATTTTACATCACAAATTTATTTAAACGTGCAAGATCACATCATACCTTAAGCCATAAAACCATCGCTAGGTGAAAATTGTTCCACCCGCAAACGGAGTTCGCCATAAGTAGGAATAAATGGAATCACTTTTGTTACAACTTTGTTATTACTCCTTAATTTAGCTACAAATGTTTGATAAACTTCTTTACCATGCAAACTAGCTTCAGTTAAGGCCGTTTCAATGTTATCTTTTAAGAGACAAACAGGATCTACGGAATTACCACGTACCCAATTTATCATTTCATAAATAACATTGATATCCAAAGGTGCAACATAATGTGAAACATCATTACAAAACTTAAAATTTCGTTTAAGGAAACTAATTTCGTGCAATTTTCGATATTTGTGCACTTCACCACTCTTCGTTTCCTCAGTATAATCATGTCCTAATCGTTTTAAAGCTTTTGTTAAAGTGATTTGATTAAATATATCTGCAATATTATCATGAATATTGAGAATATTATCATCACCATAAACAATAGGAGAAACAAACTTATCATAAGCCATTGAATTCATTAATTTTGCTTTCTCTTCCTCTGATAAATCACTATCTTCCACTGCTCCAAAATAAGCTATACATAATATCAATAAATTATATATGCTATTAATAATAACAGTAAAAGGATTACCAGAAGGTTGAGAATGAGTCCATTGATAAATATTATCACCATAAATATGTATAGAATTCACGATATGAATCCACAATGAATATCTGATCTTTTGATCATTCTCATTATAATTCACATCATTCATTCTATAAAATTCTTCAATAATATCATACACAAGCCACAAAACTTGCGTTATCAATGAACCATCAAAATTAC